AGTAGTTTTACAACATCTATAACGGGTGAAAGACCCGTACTTGTCGCATTGGAACTTTCTAAAGAATAGGGAAATGGTATGTGGTTATATAATGGTAAATTAGTCCAAGAAAAGACAAGTTGGGTTGATGAGAATGGGATTAGACATCCTCCTAACTGGAATAGTGTGTGGTCGGATGCCGACAAAATAAATGCTGGAATGAAAGAGGTAGCAGACGTAGAAAAGCCGTCTGAGACATTCTATAAAGATATTATTCGTAATGAGGATGGCACATATAGTTCTACGGAACGGGGCTTAGAGGAATTAAAAACGCAGTATCTTGTCTCTACGAAAAGTGCTGCGAGATCTAGGCTGGCGGTTAGTGATTGGCAAATAATCGCAAAAACAGAACGTGATCGTGAAATTGATGAGGCAACCGCAACGTATCGTGAAGCCGTGAGGAGTGCGTGTGATTCGATAGAAACGAAAATTAGTTCTTGTAACTCACTAGATGAATTTAAGGCGCTGTTTGTTACGCCAGAAGACGGCAACGCACCAATACACGATTGGCCCACTAAGCCGTAGGAGAATAGATAATGACTTCAACGATCAAGGCCGATGTTGTAACAGCCCAGACTACCAACGGCAATGTGACATTGCAGGGAAACGGGACGGGTACTGTAGCCATTGGTGACAATACTGCCATCACTGGAACTGCTACGGTTTCTTCTACCTTGGGAGTTACAGGTGCTTCTACTCTGACAGGGGCCACAACCATTTCTGGTCAAGCCTATCCTACAGCGGGAGGTCTGTGGACAGGCAGGAATCTCTGGATTAACGGAGAGTTTACTTGCAGCCAAAGAGCAACTTCAGCTTCTAGCATCACCAGTGCTGGCTATCACACTGTGGACCGTTTATATTTTAATTATGGCAGTATGGGAACATGGACACTTTCGCAAAGTACGGATGTTCCAAGTGGAAAGGGCTTTGGATACAGCTTCAAAGCAGATTGCACAACAGCCGATGCTTCCCCTGCTGCTGGAGATAAACTGTTGGTAGCTCAGTCTATTGAAGGTCAGAATCTTCAAAGGCTTAAAAAGGGTACATCCGATGCTGAAGATATTACTATTTCGTTTTGGGTGAAGTCAGGAAAAACAGGTGTCCATATTGTTGAGATATATGACAACGATAACACCAGAAGCATTAATAAATCATACACTATAAGTTCGGCTGACACTTGGGAAAACCATAGTATCACGTTTGCTGGTGACACTACAGGAACCCTAACAAACGATAACGGAACCAGCCTGACTATAGGATTTTGGTTAGGTGCTGGTAGTAATTTCACCTCTGGTACATTGGCCACAAGTTGGGCAAGTGCAACCAATGCAAATCGTGCTGTAGGTCAAGTAAATTTAGCTGATAATACAGCTAATAATTGGCTCATCACTGGGATAATGGTTGAGGCTGGAAGTTCAGCCACCCCATTTGAGCATGAAAGTTATGCAGAAACTTTGCAGAAGTGCCAACGCTATTATTTTTCGTTGCAAAAGACGACTTCAGCTAAAGAGCTAGTGATTGCAGGGGCTACAAGTGGTGCTACAAACTTTCTTGCTACATGGCCCCTTAGCATGAGAGCCGCTCCAACTATTACTTTCCCGACAGCAAGCGGGGCAGTAAGACAAAGTGCTTCAACATATGCCCTCTCAGCGTGGGCTGGATTTCTCGATGAACAGGGCTATGTGACTATGCAAGGAACCCTGTCGTCATCAGCAACCGCAAACACCTCTAGTTTTGCTTATACCTATCAAACAGCCTGTAGTTTTTCGGCGGAGTTATAAATAATGGATATTACATCAGCTACATACGGTAAAGATTCTCAGGGAGAGAACATTAGTGTCATCGTTGTTTCTAACGGTGTTACACTTTTTGTGCCACTCGACTCTGCAAATGCAGATTATCAAGCCGTTCAGGAATGGGTAGCAAAAGGCAACACGATTGAGGAGTAAACCATGGCTTCTACTTTTACAACAAACTTTGGCTTTGAAGCCGTAGCAACAGGCGATCAGGCGGGTACTTGGGGTACTACTACCAACTTTAACCTAGATATCCTGGACCGCATTGCTGCTTATTCAGCAGTTACTTTATCCGATTCAGCCACGGCCACACTTACTGTTCGAGAAGCCTCACCTGCGGAAGCCACGGAAAACCTGCAAAACGGCATGTTCCGTGTAATCAAGTTCACAGGTTCTTTAAGTCAAAACTGCACGGTTACAATTGCTCCCAATACTACAAAAGTATGGTTTATATTCGAGAACGCAACTACGGACGCTGGATCCAGTGGCCCGTATGATTTGATTTTTAGTCAGGGTTCTGGTGCTAATGTAACACTGCAAAACGGCAAGAATGTCATCGTCTATTGCGATGGCGCGGGGGGTGGCGCGGCTGTTGCAAATGCCTTGGCGGACCTTCAATTAACTACATTGGAAGTGACCGGAACTTCCGCCTTAGATGGCGCAGTAACCTCTTCTGCCGGTATTACCACAGCAAAAGAGGATAGTGGGACGAACACGGTATTAAACCCCCTTGTTGTAAAAAGAACGAGTAGTGGCACACCCGCCGCTGGAATTGGTGCGGGTATCGAATTTACTACAGAAACCGCCGCTGGCAATAATGAAATTGGGCACACCATTCAATCCGTCACTACGGATGTTTCTTCGGGGGCCGAAGATTTTGATTTGGTTATCAATGGCATGGTCAATGGTGCGACAGCCGCTGAAAAAGCTCGTCTTACAAGCGCGGGTGTGTGGACGGTAGACTCCATTACTTCATTAGCCACAAACGGGGATCTTTCTCTCGCAGGAAATGGCACCGGGGTTCCTGATCTGGAATCCGGGTTCAAGGTAAATGGGACGGCTGGAGTGCCTACCGCGTCCATTCAGGATAACGCAGTTACTCTGGCAAAGATGGCTGGACTGGCAAGAGGAGCGTTAATCGTCGGTGACAGTAGCGGTGACCCCTCTGCGATAACGGTTGGGTCTGCAAATACAGTTTTGCAATCCGATGGAACGGACGCTTCCTACGGCACAGTGGCAACGGCCATGATTGCAGACGATGCAGTTACTCTGGCTAAAGTAGCAGATGACGCGATAGGAGTGGACCAATTAAGTGCAACGGGCACCGCGTCGGCCACCGTTTTCTTACGGGGCGATAATGTGTGGGCCGCTGCTGGCGATAACTTCGGATCCTCTCTTTTTCAGGTTATAGATCAAAAAGCTGATAATACCAGTCCCCAGTCTCTGACTTCAGGAAGCTGGGCCAAGCGGGATTTACAAACGGTAAAAACCAATGAAATAACGGGTGCTTCGGTTTCTTCGAGCACCCTTACTATTCCAGCAGGCAGCTTCTATATTATTGCTTGGGCTTCGTCCGGATTTAATGACTTGCATAAATTGCGGCTTCAAAATACTACGGATGGAACAACACTTTTAATTGGTCTAAACGCTTTTTCGGGTGCCACCACGGCTTTTGCTCCCGCCTTATTAAGTGGCAGGTTTACACTTAGTGGCTCCAAATCCGTGGAACTACAGCACAGAGTATCTACAACAGGAAACGCAGGCACTGCCGCTAATTTCGGAGTGGTAGAAGTATACGCAGACGTTCAAATTTGGAAGGTATAAATGCCCCTAACAAAGGTAGCTTTTACCCCAGGTGTCAATAAGGAAGCCACTTCCTACGCCAGTGAAAACGGATGGTTTGATTCCAACCTTATTCGTTTTCGTAAAGGCCGTCCGGAAAAGATGGGCGGCTGGACAAAATTAAGCTCTGCCACAATCGAAGGAACGGCTCGTTCTCTACATATCTGGTCTGCCTTAGATGGTTCCAACTACATGGGAGTCGGAACCGACAGTAAGTTTTATATAGAAGAAGGTGCTTCTTACAACGATATAACCCCTGTTCGTAAATCTGTTACGCTTTCCAGCAACCCCTTTACCACTGGTTCTGCGGGAAGCGGGGTGGTCACGGTAACGGATCCGGGACATGGTGCGGTGTCCGGGGACTTCGTAACATTTTCCGGGGCAACCATTACCGATGGTATAACAGCGGCACAATTAAATACGGATTTGCAAATAACCTTTGTTGACGCAAACACCTACACGGTGGCTACTGCCGGGTCTTGTTCCTCTGGTTCTCAGACGGGTGGGGGAACGCCATTGGCAACGTACCAGATTAACTCTGGTTTGACGGTCAGTGTTGGCGGCATAGGGTTTGGGGCTGGTTTTTTCGGCGGTCCCACGGCTACGTTTTCGCAGACTACGCTAAACGGATCCATCTCAGATTCAGCCACCAGCATAATACTCACCAGCGCGACGGATTTTGAAACGGCTGCAAGTACAATTGCTGCCAACGTAACGCTGACCAGTCCTTCTTTATCACTGGCCTCCGCTTCCGCCTTCCCGGATAAGGGAACGGTTCTTCTTGGAAGCGAAAAAATACTTTATGGGACGAAAAGCGGGAATTTACTGACAGATCTAACCAGAGAGGTAGATGGAACCACGGCTACCACCCACACCTCTGGAGCTGCGATTACCTTTGTCGGTTTGATACAGATTGAAGATGAATTAATCCAGTACACGGGAAAAACGTCGCAGACACTGGATGCCGGAGTTGTGCGCGGGGTGCGAGGAACGACTGCCGTCACTCATGCAGATGGTACGGTTGTCAAAGAAGCTAATGATTTCATCACATGGGGTGGCTCTGCTGGCACTACCGCTGTTACACAGCTCCGTTTGTGGGCACAGGACAACTGGGGTGAGGACCTGATCTTTTGTCCAGTGGACGGTACTCCGTACTACTGGGACAAGACGTTGGGTCTGGGCGCGAGAGCAACCAGCTTTGCAGATCAAAGTGGGTCTTCGGATGCTCCCACCATTACCCATCAGCTCATGGTGTCCGGTGCAGACCGCCATATTGTGGCCTTGGGCTGCAACCCCATTAATGAAACAGAACAGGATTTGCTCATGGTCCGCTGGTCTGACCAAGAGTCACCGTTTGACTGGACCCCGACAGCGACCAACACGGCAGGTAGCCAACGTATTTCTACCGGATCCGAAATTATAACCGCCCAGAAAACCCGTCAGGAAATTCTTATCTGGACGGATACGTCCTTGTATACCATGCGGTTTACCGGCCCTCCTTTTACTTTTGGTTTTGCTCTGGTTGCAAACAACACTTCGATCATATCTCCAAATGCCGTAGCCACCATAGGTGACCGCGTATTCTGGATGGCACGGGAGAACTTTTACGCTTACACGGGACGTATAGAAGTCGTTCCCTGTACGGTACTACGGTACGTTTTTGACGACATCAATCTTTCCCAAAGCAGGAAGTTTTTTGCTGGCTCCAATCGAATGTTTGACGAGATATTCTTCTTTTATGCGTCCTCTTCTGCCACGGAAATTGACCGTTATGTGAAGTACAACTATACCGAGAACACCTGGGATATCGGCACACTGTCCAGAACGGCTTGGGTGGATTTTGGTATACATGAAAATCCAAGGGGCGCAGGTTCTGTTAGTTCCGTGGAATACATTTTTAACCACGAAAACACGGAAAATGATGACGGAAGCGCGATGGATTCCTACATAGAATCTGCTGATTTTGACTTGGGGGACGGCAACGAGTTCCTTTTTGTAAACAAGATTATCCCTGATATCGTAGTGACCGGAACGGATGCTCAAGTAGGTTATGTTATAAAGACCAGACCTTTTCCGGGCGACAGCTTGGTTACGGAAGCCTCTGCCACGGTTACTGCAACTACCACACAGGCTGATGTACGGTGCCGGGGAAGAAGCGCAACTTTGAGAATTGAGAGTTCCAAGACGGATACGGCGTGGACTTTGGGAGACACACGCCTGAGTGTCCGGGCAGACGGGAGACGATAATGGCGTCCTTACTTGACCACAACTTTCCTTTAGTTCCTTCAAATTACGATCAGGAGACCTTCACCCGTATTTTTCGAGATTTAGAAATGGCTCTGACCAAAATCGACTTTCCCGCTGTAGTCAGTGGGGAGGATGACGCAAAAGGTCTGAGCTGGTTCATGGAATAGGAGCGTCTAATGGAATGGGCAATAATGACATTTGGTGGAAAGCTGTGTTGCATTTTTGCATCAGGCTGTGGCGGTTTGGCTAACGTCCTGACACGCCGCAAATGGACCCTTGGGGCCTTGAAGGACATAGTCGTCGCTATCGTTGTGGGTTGGATTGCGGCGGAATTTTTCATTCCTGCTGCCATGACCCACTTCCAGTTCAGCGATCAGGTGGCGATTGCCTTGGCTTTCGTTATCGGATACTGCGGTATCCGTCTACTACCGAAGATCGAAGAAGCTTTAATGAACAAGATTAAGTAAGAAAATGGCCTCTGCATACAAAAATATAGGGTCTTTGGTAGGTTCGACGGGTGATGTGACCGTTTACACCTGTCCCACGGCCACAGAAGCTGTTATAAAGAACATAAATTTGTATAATAGTCATAGCGGAAACGTTGTTGTTTATCCTAAAATAAACGATAGTTCTGCTTCGGTTTTGGTTATCCTTGACAAGGATACTATAAGTACCGAAACCAATACGTCCCTGACCGGCCCTTTTGTTCTTGAATCCGGTGATACGCTTCAACTTAATTGTGATGTTGCATCGAAAATATATGTTTTCGCAAGCGTATTGGAGCTTTCGTAATGACACAGACAGCCTATACAAACCCCAATAGTGGGCTTCACTCCATAGTGGAAGCCTCAGAGGACTATGAACTAGCTCCTATTGGAATTGCTTCCATGAAGGATCAGGCCGAGAAACTGGCTGAATTTGGGCGATATGGAGACGTTTATGTAGTTCATGCTGCCAAAGGGGAGACGGTTATTCCCATGGAGGTTCTGGAAGCCAATCCGCACATCAAAAGCCTTCTGTTCAACCAGATGGAGGAAATGGGACTTGATCCTAACAGGTACGTCGTAGGAAACGAGTTCAACAGCCTCAATCCGGTCACCGGAATGCCGGAGTTCTTTTTCAAGAAGATTTTCAAAAAAGTTAAGAAGGCAGTTAAAAAAGTATTCAAGGTCGTCAAGAAAATCGCACCGGTTGCGATACCCATAGCGGCTTCCTTCTTTGGTTTCCCTGCTTTTATGGGGAGTGCGTTTGCACAAGGCACCATAGGCGCTGCGGCACTGGGGTCTGGATTAGGCAGTCTTGTAGGCGGCGGAAGTATAAAAGATGCCCTTAAAGCTGCGGCAATAAGTGGAGGCCTTGCTGGTTTAGGTGGGTATCTCAGAGGTGGTACGGCTGGATTAAAAGCCTCTCTTACCGGTAAGACTCCAATATACCAAGCAGGTAAGCTGATTGGACACCAAGTGGCACCGTCTACAGGTGAGGTCTGGAAATCCCTCACGGGGGCCGATGGAATTGGCGGGTCGGCACAGTCTTACTTTAAAGGTACCGGAGGTACCTTTAATCCAGTGGAGGGGTACGTTAACCCAGCAGCATCCGTTATTGATCCAACGAAGGTTTCAATGTTTGGCCCTCAAAATACGGGCATTCTTCCTTCCGGAACTACCGGCTTGGATCCAACCGGCATCCCTCTTAACTCCACAAGATTCAACCCAGACGGAGCGCCCGGTCCTGCACAACGTGCGTGGGAGGCTGTAACGGGAGGTCCGGATGCCTCTGCTGTCGTTCCGGGGAGTACGGTTCCGGATCCCTCGTCCGGAAATATTGCTTCTGAAATTTCACGGTACGAAACGGAACTTGGAAGAGCCTTAACGGATGCTGAAGCATTTAAGGTTGCACAAAATGCTGCCAGCACCACCGCCGCTGCTGCGAACACGGGTCTGTTTGGCGGTACAGGACCGTTAGGTCTTCCAGAGATAACTGGAAGCAAACTAGCAGATACCGCTATCTACGGTGGTGGCGCTTATCTAACGGCAGATGCATTAGGTGCCTTTACGCCCGCAGAGGGAGAACCGCCAGAAGATACATTAGCAGGAAGACCGGACCTGGGAGTACCTATCCTTACTCTGGAAGAAAGACAAAGGCTGTCCGACGAACAGAAACTGTCGGAAGACGCCATCGACCCCAACCTGTTTACACCCACCAATCCGGTTGTGCCGACTATCTTTAGTGCGGACGGCGGCAGCGTGGATTATCCAAGGCGGGAGCTTTTGGTCGAGGGTCCGGGAACCGAGAGGTCGGATGATATACCCGCCATGCTTTCGGATGGCGAATTTGTTATAAACTCAAGAGCAGTACGTGGGGCAGACCCTTCCGGAAGAGGTAACCGCTACGCAGGGGCTAATAACCTCTACAATATAATGCGTAACTTTGAGATGAGGGCCTAGCAATGCCTGAAACCACTATTCAAGAACAAATAGTACGCGAAGCGCCGGAAATAGAGGCCTTAAAAGTTGGCCTGATTAAGTCGGCCCGTGACCTTGCCGACAAACCTATTCAGCTTCCCCAACAGCAAATTGCAGGTTTCACTGGTCTCCAGCAAAGGGCTTTTGACGAGGCGGTAGGGCCACAGGGTGTAGGGGCGTACTTACCAGACCTCATTCGCGGACAGCAGGCTCTGGGAACAGGCCTAGAGACCGTGGGAACGGGTCTGGGCACGTTGCAAACCGGTCTCGCTACCACGCAGGCAGCTCTGGGTCCTGTTGAACAGGCGCGACAGGCTGCACTGGGAACAGCGGGTCTCTTCCGGCCAACGGATTTGAGCGCCTACACCAACCCGTTCCAGCAGCAGGTAATTGACGCTACGTTACAAAGACTGAATGAAGAAGGAGCGCGGGCACAGAACCAACTTGCCGGACAGGCGGCAGGGGCGGGTGCATTTGGCGGTAGCCGCTTTGGAATTGAATCGGCCCAGTTGGGAGAAAACCTTCAGGATGCACGGGCCAGAGCACTTGCCCAGTTAAACCAGCAGAATTTTGCCCAAGCACTGCAAACAGGACAGGCTGCTTTCGAGAACCAGCAACGAAGACAGGCGCAACAGTCCCAGTTACTCTCCGGTATAGGAGGCTTGACAGGACAGATTGGTGCCCAGCAGGCGCAGATAGGCGGACAGCAGGCGCAACTTGGCGGTCAACAGGCCCAGATTGGCGGGCAGCAGATAGGTGCCGGTCAGGCTCTGCAACAATCCGGTCTGCGCGATATTGCCGCGTTGCAACAGCTTGGCGGTCAACAGCAGCAGTTCCAGCAATCCGTTCTCGAAGCAGATCGTGCGAACCAGCAGAAACAGCTTTACGAGCCATATAGCCGTGTGTCGTTCCTCTCCGACATATACAAAGGCGCACCTTCCACCCAGACCAGCCTTGGATCCCTGACGACGCCCACCGCACCAGCACCCAGTGCCTTCCAGCAGATAGCCGGAGCAGGAACCGGTCTTCTTGGACTTGGAATAGCTGGTAAACAACTAGGAGGCTTGTTTTAATCATGCCCGGTAATATCTATGATCGAAGAATGTTTCGTATGGCAAACGGGGGTATGATGCCTCCAATGACAGCAGGACCGGCCATGCCACCCCCAATGCCGCCACAGGGCGCACTGCCACCGGAACTTGCTGCCCTGATGGGCGGAGGCGGAGGTGGTCAACAACCTATTACGGATCCTTCCCAGCTTCCGCCAGAGGTTTTGCAGGCCGCAGACGAGAACCTTGCTGCCGCAACCAATGACCTACTGGAACAGGAACTTGCAGCAGCTTCCGGCGAGGAAGCGGCACGAAGCATGGCAAACGTAGCAGCGGCTGGCGACATTACTGGTTTGCTTAATACAGTTTGGGATGACAACCGGACGCTGGACGAGTATCGTTCTGACCTAGCGGCAGTAGTCGGGGCGGAAGACGCCGCCCAAACACCTGATTCGGTCTTGGCCCTCGTACAACCGACGCTTCAATTAGCTCAACTGGATCAAGGTGTTGGTGCCCTGATGCAGGAAGAACTGGCAGAACTAGGCACGGATCCCGGAGGAATTACGGGTCTGGCCGCAAAATCTGCTGTTGCCGACAACATGGCCGCTGAGACCGGCGCACTCGTAGATGCCGTAAGCGGCATGTCCGGTGGACAACCCCCCATGATGATGGAAGACTCAGTTGGTATCATGGCCGCTGCACCCGGCGGCATGGAAGACGTAACGGAAACCATGGTCACCGGACCTTATGCATAGAGGCTTTGTTTAATGGCACCTAAACCTTTGGATTCTCTAAGTTCGATAGGCAGGGCACAGGAAGTAGCTAGAGTTCTACAAGAGCAGGATATCTTCGCACCTACTCCGTTAACTGCTGCCGAGATTTTACAGAACCGCAAAATGCTGGCGGGGCTTCCGGGTCTCGAACCTACTGACTATACCGGACAACTTGACGAAGCCGGAAAAATGGCAAAGCTCCAGTTTGGGTTGGCGCTGGCACGACGGGGGTTTGGCTCCATGGGAGCACAACCTCGTGCAGGAGAAGCGCCTGTAAGCACCCTTGGCCGTGAGCTTCTATCCCCTCTGGCTGGTGATGCCATGGCCGTAGGTCAACAATATTATGACCAGAAATCAAAATTGAAGGCGGCAGAAAAAGCCCAGCAAGCGGGTCTTACACAAGCTGCCTTAACCTTGCGTCAGCAAGAGTCAGCGCGGGAAGACGCGGCACGGGACCAAAGGTTTGCTCTCGCTAAAGATTTGACCGAAAGAAACTTCACTTTGACACCGGACGACTGGCAACGGACAGTTAATGGAGAAACTAGAGATTTTGTTGGAGTTACGTATAACGACAAGCTGTCAGGACTTCCTGTAATCGCAGAGATTCTCAAAGACGGCTCTCTTGAAGAGGTTCCCAGCGATCAACTTAGTAGGTACCGCAAACCAGTGAAGCCAGATGCGCCAACCGGCTCCACAGTTATAGACCGGGTTATTCAAGTGCCTGTAGTAGGTCAGGATGGGTCCATCACGTATCAAAATCAAAACATAAGCCAGATTCGTGAGATCATACGAACCACTGGGGGACCACAACTCCAGTTTAGCCAAGAACTGTATCCAGCAGGACAAGAGACACCGTGGCAAGTCCCGGACGGTTCTGGTGGCTTTAGAGATCCTGTGGAGTGGGTTGATTACATACCTACCGATCTAGCCGACTATAAGGATCCAACAGAACAGAAGCTCTATATAAGAGCCGATCTAACACCTGAAGAACTGAAGGCAGCTCGTGCAAAATTAGGGGCCTCTCTTTCGATTGGGGAAGGTGTAAACCGTTCCAGCTTTGTTCATAGGATAAACCCAGCACTGAATAAATATTTGTTTAACGTGAAAGGTCGCAACGTAGACATTACTGCCGGAGAGGCCGACGCTTGGCTTACTACAGAAAAACCAGCGGACATTTTCCCTGAAGGGGGACAACGAGTCGGGAACAAGAAATACGAGCTTACTGTTACAGAAGCAGACGGCGAACAAAAAGTTAAGCAGGTCGTTCTTTGGGAGAGCGCACCGGGAAAACTTGGCTGGTGGGACATTGCTACCAACACGCTTTTACCTGAGAAAGAAGCAAAAACTGCATGGGAAACGATTACCCCGGATATCGAATGGCAATCCCTTCGACCAGTTATGGAGAAAGCCTTTACGGACGCAATTGGTCTGAGAACAGAGCTACGTCCAGATGTGCGCGATGAACTTTACGAGCAAACGTTGACGCAAGCAGAGCTTAAAGCATTAGCCCCTCTTTCCGGCGATGCGGCAGCTTTTAGCCGAAGAATAAACGACATGATAAATGACCGTGTCGAATCTTTAACAGGGGAAACCGTAGAGACACCCACCAGGGTTCCTGAGTCTGTACTTCAAGTGGACCCACGGGTACGTGCAATGACTACCGTACCTGAGAATGCGGGTCCGCAAACTATTTCTGTGGTCAACCCTAAAATAATGCAGCCATGGACGATGGGTGGTAACCAAGCCATTCAGCTAGGGACGGGAAGCCACGACGGTTTCTCCACCAACATACCGGTTTCCGATGTTGAAGCTGCCCGTAGAAACTGGCCCGGTATTAAACAAGCTTTTGAGCGAGTGTACGGTGGAACAAAGCCTCTGGGAGATAACGAGGAACGTGCGCTCTTGTTTAGTGGTCTCTGGAAGAACCTGCCGGGAGTAGGCGAAGTAGTGGGGGCACGTACTTTAAGTGGTGAAAACTTCCGGTCTGCTTTTGACACGGCGATGGGTAAGTATAATAAAGCCGCTGGTGAGTACAAGTCCTCCGCCGAGCTAGAAACAGGAACAGGCTCCAGTAAGAAAGTCCTGCAAACGGCACTTGACGATAATATTGATGCGCTACGAGATAACATGATTATGATGCGCCTCAGAGAAGTTGGTGGTGCGTGGTTCTCAGACGGTACTTGGTTTGCAGAAATGCGGGGCACTGGACTTGGTGAGCTTCTCGAGTCTTGGACGGATAGGGATGGCAACACCGTCGAGATGCCTAGCGACAAGTGGGCCGAGATAGCGCGGCCAGACCATGAACTGAACTCCGACCAGTTGGCTCTGAAGAGAGAAGCTCTCGCTTATATGAATGCGAAAACGAGCCGGGAACAAGGAATTGGGGCAACAGAATTTGAGAAAGCCGCTGAGTACTTGGCAGCGTTAAGCCGACAAAAAACGCGGGTCTTTAGTATGATTCCGGATTCAAGGCCCTCTGATTTTGACATCAAAATGCTGTTGGCAGTCTTTGTCGGTGACCGTGACTCCGAAACTTTAGCATTTGCCAAACTCCACGAACTACAGAACAGACACATTAACGATTTAAGCAGAAGGCTCAAGGAAGGATCGGCTAGGAAAGCAGTGTATCCGCCGGAATTTCTGGTAAGTCTGGACCACACGGCCCGTGCGCTAGACAGATCAGCGGTGCGCGACGTTGATCCTCGTGAAGGTGGCCGTGCCGAGGAATCCAGACGATTATTCCAACGGAGTGCGAGGACGATCCGAAATGCAGTGGAATCGGTATCCGGCAGAATTATACCGGGTTACCGATCCGGGGCTATATCCCCCCTCTCCGGTAACGTCGATGAAGAATCAACCGCCAACCTCTATAGAAACCTTGTTTCTGCGGCAACGTCAGCATATCCGGAAAAGTCGGAAGAAGAAGCAGTAACCGAATTTGTCCGG